GTGTAGCAGTAACAATCTGATTACCAGCACCAACATATTCAAATGTATGAGAACTAGCAACAATCCTACTTCCTTGTGAGAAGTATGCTGTTGAACCAACTCCAACTGCACTTAATAAGTTAGTAGCAAGCGATAATGTAGAAATACCTGAAGATACAGGTGTCGAACTATTTATTGTATAATAAAGATCTTCCATAGTTGCACTTGCAGTTGCAGTATTAGAACCTACTTCTGGTGCAGAAATTGTTATATTTGGTGTTCCTACATATTGACTACCACTACTAATAATGGTTATAGATGCAACAGCATCTCCTTCTAAAGTTGCAAATGCAGTTGCTCTTTCACCATTAGGTCCAGTAGGTGCATCTACTGTGACTGTTGGGGTAAATGAATACCCTGTTCCACCTGACCCTACAGCGATTTTATTAACATCCTTATACAATGTATCAAAGAAGACTAATTGACCATCATAGGGGCGATCTACGTCTATCTTGGCAGTGCCTCCAGACACATATGTATGAGCAAGAGTAGATATACCTACATTAACAATAAATGATGTTGTAGATGGGATTGAATCTACGTCAAATACAAAAGGTTTCTTGGATGGATAAGTCTTACTTCCATATGCACAAGTCACTCCAATACCAGCAAGTGTTACTCCCATTCCTACTTGGAATCCATGAGCAGCAGTTGTAGTAACCGTTGCTATTCCAGAAAGATGATCATATACAAAATTATTAATGTTTAATGTAGGAGTGCTTACATTTACCTTAACTTCTCCTTGAGATGCAGCAGCAGTTGCACTTACTATACCTGTATACTGTAAATCACTTACTCCTCTTGATACTAATCCGTAACTACCAAAACTACAATTACTATTTGCTATATCTGCTTGACCACCTTTATCACAAGTAACTGCTTCATTAGTGCAAATAGTAAACAGTGAAACCAACTGTGCAAATCCACCATTAGTAATAGCAACACCAACTCCACCTTGATTATATTGGGTGTATGAGTCAACGTTCATAGAACTCAATGATCTTGCTTGATCTCCATCAACATACAATCCAGTTCCTGTTGTTGTATCACTAGTGCAGTTCTGAATATATGGTCCTTTCCACTTACCACCACCTACATTTTCTGCAATCTCATCTTTAGGGAATGATACTGCAGCAGCAGGAGCAAGATGACCAGTAAAAGTCATGTTTGCAATTTTGGATGCTTTTCTTACATGGAATAAATCATTAGTTGCTGTAGTAGGAGTAACAGTAACTGCTCTTTGATCATCACCTACAATCGAAACAAAAGCAGGAACTTCTATAGGATTTGCTTCTTCATATCTACCTGAAAGAACTTTAATTGTTGTTCCTGATTGAGCAATACCAACTGCTGCTTTAATTGTTAGTTTAGCATTGTCAATTGATGTTCCATTATTTGTATCTACACCATCTTTTGCAACATAAAGGACATTAGGTGCGGAGTTAATACCAGATGCAGTAGCACTAATTGTTACACCAGTACCAATAGTAACTGCAGAATTAGTAATAGTAACACCATCTTCACCATCAATTGTGCTACCAATAGAAATTGCATCTTCTTCACCATCAATAATAATGGATGAAGTACCAATAGTTAATATACCAACAATCCTAGCATTACCAGTTACTACTAAATCTTCTGGGAATGTAGTTCCTCCACCAACATGCATCTTGGCAGCAGTTGCCACACCAGATATATTCCAGTTACGTGCAGTTGCTTCATCATATTCGAGGTCTCCCTCAACACCCATCTTACCTGCAACCCATAATGCATAGTCAGATTTTGCAGCAGTAGTATTGATACCTACGTTTCTAGTAGTATGGATACCAGTAGGACTAGATGCCCAAGTTCCACCAGCACCAGCACCACCGATACCTGGCATCCATTTCTTTAATTCCGTATCCCATTTTAAAACATATCCATCTGTTCCAATTCCAGTACCAATACCGACATCTTCCATGTCGTTGATACGAACAGCACCACCTCCACCAAAGGTTGCTAGTTGTTGCTGAACTCTATTAACAAATAACCTATAATGCTCTGATAATTGATCAAGAGTTACATATCTCTTATCTAAAGGAGTTAGTGGATCAGAGTTGTCAACATTAGGAGGAATATTTAATAGACCCTCTGATAAGATTTCTTTCTGATCAAACTTCTCTAATACTTCTTCTAATTGTCTAACTTTACCAGTAAGTTCTTTACTCTTTTGTGCTATTTCATCTACATTTAATTTCTCTACAACATCCTCAAATTCTTTCCGAATACCTTTAATATGCTTTTCATTTACAGTAAAATTAATCTGTAAATCCTTTAACTTATCAGATAAAGTCTCCTCAAATTGTTCTACATTAATTTTTAAATCATCATGATACTTTGTAGTGCTAGTATCTAAATTCTCTTGCAATTCGCAGATATTATCTGATAGATTAGATTCTAATTCAGTAATCTTTTCTGCAAAAGAAGTTAAAGTATTTGCATACTCTTCTAACTTCCTATCACTAGAAATCTCTCTATTCTTAAAGTCACTCTTTACAGTATCAGAAAGAACTTTTGATTCCTTTACCAGGTTCTCAATCTTAATTATCTTTTCAGATAATACTTTATCAACTTCAGATTCTTTACCTTCTACTCTTTCATGAACAGCAGTAACACCAGTATCAAGAACAATAAGTCTTTCATCAAGAGTAACAATATCCTGTGCTAACTCTTTGAATAACTTATTAATACCTTTTTCAGTCTTTATCTTTGATTCTGTTAAAGACTTTCTGTGTTGCTTTACGTCCTTCTCAATTCCTTTAATTCCTTGCTTATAATTCTCTTCAACCTTCTTTAATTTTTCTTCTACTAACTCTTCATTCTCTGCTAATCTATCTTCTGTCTTTAATTCTGTCTCTGCAAAGAACTTCTTATATTCAGGTAGTTCTTGTTCTACTAATGTCTTAACTTTATCACCAATACCTTTTACATCTTCTCTAATACCAGAAAGGTTTTCTTCATTAATACCTTTAATATTATCAGCAATATTAGAAACTTCTTCTTTTATATCAGTTCCTAAAGTCTCAAATACATCAGTTACTTCCTCCTTAAAATCGCCAAATCTACTATCTACTCTTGTTTCAGACTCTACAATTAATTTCTTATATGCAGGTACATCTTCACCTAAAAATTCAGTTACTTTTTCAGATAATGTATTAAACTCTTCCTTTACATCAAATAAAGTATTACTATTAACAGTCTTTACTTTATCTTGAACATTTCTTATCGACTCTTCTACAAATAGAAGATGAGCCATCATAGAATCATCAAGATCCTTCTTACTAATAAGATCTTGAATATTTTCTCTTATCTCTTCTACAGTATTTGATAAACCTTCTACTTTCTCTACATTAGACTTAAAGGTATTAAAGGTTTCTGTAAAATCAGAAAGTGATTGTATATTATTTAAATTACTCTTAAACGAATCAAAAGCTTCAGAAATTCGCTCTACCTTTTCAGGTGTAGCATTTTTCAACTCTTCCTTTATATCATCAAATGATGAATTAGGATTTTTTTCGTAAAATTCTGATGGCTTCTTAAGTGGCACGTATTTCTACTCCATCTACAAGTATATTTATTCAGTCTTTTTTAGGGGTTTCTCCCTTTATCAGTTTTGCAAGATCTGCAGTAGATCCAACAAAAAGTGCATTATTGACTGTGGATGGTCCTTTTGATACTTTTTCTTCATTGACATCCTTCAGTTTTTTCTGAAGATCAATCAATTTATCAGTAGCATCAGAGACACTTTTTATGAGTTGACCAGCAACTTCATATGCTCTAGGCATCTCACTTTCTTGAGCAATCTCAAGAATACCATTTATTGCCTCTTGTCCTTTCTCTATTATACTATAAAGATTGCCTCTTGTATACTCATAATCTTTCGTAATATCATCCTGCGTAAGTCTAGCAGGTTTTTCAGGTTTTACCACCTCAATCTCTTCTTCTACCACTTCAGGAGTGATATTAAAAGTTTTATCTAACTTATTATATTCTTTATCCATTTAGAGCCAACTCTCTGTTGATCCATCAAATCCGAAGTCATCTCCTTCTTCAATGAGAACATTGTCAGCAGCAGTGATAGATTTCACCTCTGCTCCTTTCAGATGAGAAGCAGCAACTGTACTATCCTGACCTCTTTCAACTGTTATACTATTACCTTCAATCTTCTTGACATATAATTCTTCATCTCCAATATTAATATAAAGTTTGGTAGATGATGATAATGCAGGAATCTTACTTCCATCAACAAGAGGAATTACAACATCTCCTAAACCAATGTTTTCATCAAGATTGGTAAGAACTGCACCTGTATAATTCTTGGTTGCCCTTGGAGTGACTGTGTAGGATATATCCCGCATAGTGCTCTTGGAATCTCCAGAAATATATGTAGTCTTGACCTTCTTGATGATATCCTTGGTAGCAGAAGTAACAGGACCAAACATATATGTTTTAGCAGTAAACCTTAAGGTATAAAGAAGAACTCTTCTTGAAGTAAAGTCTCCCTCATAATCATCCTGCATTGTAATATTTTCTAATACAATAGGAATATCTCTTTTCTCGTTAATAGAACCAACTAGATTTACTGATACGTTATATGCTGGTTGGAAATATGGTAATATTTGTTCTGTAATTTGTAATGCATCATCATTTAATTTGCACATAATAGCAAGTTCAAATTGCATATTATATGGAACAGGCATATATGTTTTTTTAGTCTCACTTCCATTATCTGGATCTTTTACTGTATATTGCTGTGTTGTAGTAACCTTTCTACTAGGATCATATGTAAGACCAGTAAACTCAAACGACATCCTTGGAAGAGTAATTGCAGTACTCTTATTCAAGTCAGGTGCTTGTTCTAATCTTGCTAAAAACTTTTGAGTTGGACCATATGCCAAAGGAACCCTTATTGTGGAATCCGTTTGCTTAACAGTAATACCATTAAACAAAGTTCCGAACGCAACAATGGTTCTCCTCAAAATTTCGTTATAAAAATACTCAAACATGGTTATTATCCTCGTAACTTATATTTAGGGAATACCAAATGGGTTCTGTTCGGTAAAGTCTAATATCTTATCTGCTTCGGTTTCTATATTAAAGTTATCTGCATAACCATCATCAGTAGGTTCTTCATCTACTATTCTCAATGCATGAGATGCAAGAGATGTCTGACCAACTATCTTTTCTCCTATAGCAAAGGTTCCACTAATAGAAGCAACCTCTAATACGTTTGTAGTAGAGTTCCAAGATCTCACTCTACCAGTTGCATCACTATTTGCACCCTTAACCTGTTCATTAAAGATGTAATCTCCAGTAGAATCCATAGATGGATCAGATATTGTAATATTAGGTATAGATGCATATCCTGAACCAGCATCAGTTATATTGATAGAAGTAATAGTTCCACCAGCACTTATCATTGCAACAGCAGTAGCAGTTGTTCCAACTCCAGTAGGACCAGAGAATGTAACTGTAGGTGCAGTAGTAAATCCAGAACCAGTTGCTGTAAGTGTTACAATACCAACTGTTCCATTACCAAGATAAGCAGTTCCTGCAGCACCTGTTCCTTCACCACCAGTTACTTGAACTAGAGGTGCAACAGTATATCCAGAACCTGGATTTACCAAGTCTATATTTTGAACAGAACGTGCTCTCTCGTTAACGTTCTTATTACACGCTACAATGCCTCCAATCATCCTTACAGTGGCAACACCTGTTACACCGCCTGTAGGGGCAGAGGAGAACCCTACAGAGGGACTATAGATGTATCCACCACCTCTATCAGTTATACTAATATATCGGATAGCACCAGTAGCAACAATACTCGTTTCAGCAGCAGCAGTTAAACCAACACCAACCAATGTAAGTGTTTGAGTTGGACCAAGTATTGTTGGAATGCCGTCTTCTGTATCTCCATCCGCATTATCTCCAACTAACTCATTATCAATCTCATCAACACCTGTATCAATGATTTCATCTTCGTAACGGAAGAGTTCAC